ATTATCCGCAAAAATGCTTATTAATTTATGGTTGCTGGCCGCAGAGGATATTGATGGTAATTTACCATCTGTAGACACTATGGCTTTTAGACTAAGAATTGAAAAGCCTTTATTAGTCAAGTGTTTGTCTTCACTCACACCATGGTTAGAAGAGCTAGATAGCAACGTGCTAGCAAACATGGAGCAAAGTGGGGGTACAGAGACAGAGACAGAGACAGAGACAGATCCTGTGGAGCAAGTTTCTATAGAAGAAACTTTCAACAGGTTTTGGAAGCTATATCCGTCTATAAGAAAAGTAGCTAAACAAAAATGCTTTGAACGCTGGAAGGCTAAAAAGTATTACAAGATCGCTGATCAAATTATTGGTCATGTAGAAGCAATGAAACAAAGTAAGCAATGGAAGGATGGGTACTCGCCAGCACCAATAACTTACATTCAGCAGATGCGTTGGTTAGATGACATTGAGGTTGAACGTAAGCCATGGGAAGGTGGTATATGAATATCAATGACGCAATAAGTAAACTGACGGTTAGTCAACAAGAAGTAAATAACTTTTACAATGGAGAAACTTATGGTAACGAATTTAAAATTAAAAGTGCAGATATTTTTATTGATGATCTGCTTAAATACTACTCTACTGAAGTACACGCTGGCAAGACGTTACCGTGGACTAAAACGTATGATAAATTCCATGTTCGGCCAGGGGAGGTAACTTTAGTCACCGGCCCTAGCGGCCACGGCAAGTCAATGTGGCTTTCACAAGTAATATTGCATTTGATGAAAAGCTCAATATGTTTAGTAAGTAGCCTTGAGATGAGGCCTGTACTCACTATGGCTCGTATGGTGGCCCAGGCTTTAGGATCACAAGAGCCTACAGATGAATACGTCACTCGGTTTTGTGAGCGTGCAGCTAGTAAGCTGTATATCTACGATCAAACTGGAGTCACTACATCTGAAGATATGATAGCCACATTGTATTGGGGAAAGCACGTCCTCGGAGTAGAGGTCTATGTGATTGACTCATTGATGAAGATGGCTGATATTGCTGAAGACAATTACAATGCTCAAAAACTTTTTGCTGATAGACTTGCAGTCGTATGTAGGGATCTTAACATACATATTTTTTTAGTGGCACACACCAGAAAATTATCGGACGAAGAACAGATACCAGACGCAACGGACATCATGGGCAGCTCGCATCTGCGCAACCTGAGCGATAACATCTTATGTTGCTGGCGCAACAGATACAAAGAACGTTTAAAAGATGAAGGCAAGACACCGGATGCTGATTTAAAACTTATACCAGATGCAAAGATCTTTATTCAAAAACAGCGTAATTTTCAGTTTGAGGGATCATTTAATTTCTGGTATGATCCAAAAGGTTTACGTTATAAGGAGAGTCCATGAAAACAGCAAACGAGTTCTTAAAAGAAATACAAAAAGTATTTGGTCAAGTAGAATACAAAGCTACTTCAAATGATGGTAAAGTATTTAAAAGCAAAGGATGGGAGAGTAAATATGACAAAGAGAATGACAGTAAGCGAAGTGAATTTCCAAGAGTTTATAAGTCTAATACAAGATGAAATAAAAACGAATGGACATGTTGATGTTAAGTTTTCTGATAAAGGTAAAAAGTTAAGATCAAACTCACAGAATGATAAGTACTGGGCTATGTTAAAAGAGTTAGGTGACTACCTCGGATACCATGACTATGAACTACATGAACTTCTTACTTTCCAAAACTTGGCTGAAACTAAAGTAGTTGCTGGACGTAATGTCACACACGTCCGCTCTACGACAGATCTTGATACTAATGAATTTTCTGACTATCTTGAGCAAGTGCGTCGTTTTGCCATTGAGTACGGCTTTAGGTTTCCAAGTGATATATCGCAACACTAAACTTTTAAAAATTTTAAGAGACATTCCATGTCAGTCATGCGGTGCAAGTGACGGTACTGTAGTGGCTGCACATAGGAATGAGGGAAAAGGTATGGGTCTCAAAAATTCGGATGCGCTTACCTGTAGTCTATGTTATCATTGTCACTATGAATTAGATGCTGGTAATAAACTTACCAAGGATCAAAAGCGTGATATGTGGAATAGAGCATACGTAAATACTATGCAATATCTTTGGGAACATGACATGATAGGAATTAAATAATGGGTAAAGGATCAGCACCAAGGCCATATAGTGTAGACCAGGATACGTTTAGCAATAACTGGGATGCAATATTTAAAAAGGAAAAGAATAGTGATGATGTATCACCTCATGCTTATGAATATGAACTTAATAAGTCTACAGGTGAAGTAGAAAAAACTTTTAAACAAGGTATCTATAAACCAAACCAAGGACAATTTAATGGCAGGCAAGTCACCGACACAACTAACACTAGCGAAACTTCAGAAGGAAAATTATCCTCTAGTTCAGATAGTGGAAAAGTGGAATAGCTGGGGAAGAGTAAGACAGGATCTTTTTGGCTTTATAGATGTATTAGCTATTGATGAAGAAGGTAATACAGTAGCCATTCAAACCACTTCAGCATCAAACGTATCTGCACGTATCAGAAAAATTGCTGACAGCGATAATGTTAAACATGTACGTAATGCAGGATGGAAAATATTGGTCCACGGATGGTATAAACAAAATAACCGTTGGCATGTAAAAGAAGTAGATGTGTCATGAAAGTAACAGCTATTCAAACAAAAGCATATCGCATGAAGGATATGTTATTAGATGTAATAGATGAAGATGAAATTATTACATGTAAAGAAATAGCTACACGTGTAGGATTAAAGTTTAACGATATTAAATTTGTAGTAATTAAACTTGTAGAGTGGGAATTATTGTGTGAGATCAGAGGAGGCAAAAACCTTTTCTATCACAAACCAAAAAAACATTATCTCCAGGAGCTTTATCATCCAATGCCAAACTTTAAAATATTAAGTGTTTATAGACATACTGCAGATCAAGATAAACATAGCGTACGAAACCCATATAGAGGCATTGAGTCTTTTAATGCTAGTATCCTAGGAATTCAACATGATCCATATTGATAGACTTATGCAGATATTAGATGACTGGGCCTTATGGATGAAGTCGGATAATCACCGTCTAGGTTATCCAACTAAGTCATTGGGACTCTCTTCAGGGGGAGAGTCTACAGTTGACTCATTTGATGAAATGATAGATATACAAGACCTTTCTAACGTTTATGTGGTCGACTCAGTCATTCATAGCTTACCTGGAGAGCAACAAGATGCCATATATCACAAATACCTACATTCTAAGAAACCTATTGCATTTGAATACAAACTAGAACTAGCTATGGATAACCTTTTGACCATTGTTTCAAAAAGAATTAATGCCTAGCATCTTGACAAAACCCATTTCCATGGTAAAATATCACGCAATGGGATAACTACGCCCATAAACTCCGTAACTCTCCGTAAACCCTATCTTAACCGGTAGGGTTTTTTATTTTATGCGTCCCAAAATTTGCAGTACATGCGGCCAACCGTATGATGACACAGGTTATGAACAATGTCCTGAGTGTCAGTTTGATCACACTTTTATAAGGATACCAAATGAAGAAGCCAACCACAAAAATGGGCAAAGCAAAAAAAGTATCAAAGGTAATGAAGGAGTGGAAGGCAGGAACTCTTCATTCAGGAAAAAAAGGTCCAGTAGTAAAGTCTAAAAAACAAGCCGTAGCTATCGCACTCAGCGAAGCTGGTATGTCTAAAAAGAAAGGTAAATAATTATGCCAATGGTCGGAATGAAAAAGTTTGCTTATACAGAAAAAGGCAAAAAGGAAGCTAAAGAGTACGCAAAGAAAACTGGTAAGAAAATGGCTGCTAAGCCTATGAAGAAGGCTGCTAAACGTGGCAAGTAAACCAGGCCTATACGCTAACATCCATGCTAAACGTAAAAGAATTGAAGCTGGCTCTGGTGAAAAGATGCGTAAAGTGGGATCTAAAGGTGCGCCAACTGCTAAAGCATTTAAACAGTCAGCTAAAACGGCTAAAAAGAAATGATTAAGAAGGGCAAAGAAACATTCTCAGGTTATAATAAACCTAAGAGAACTCCTAGTCATCCTACTAAGTCACATGCAGTATTGGCTAAAGAGGGTGACAAGGAAAAGCTTATACGCTTTGGTCAAAAAGGCGTAAGTGGTGACAAAACAAATACAGATAGAGCAAAGTCATTTAAAGCAAGACACGCTAAAAACATTGCAAAAGGAAAAATGTCCGCAGCATACTGGGCTAACAAGGTTAAGTGGTAAAGTTAGATATATACGTAGGATATGATGGTAAGGTAGAGCCGGTGGCCTATCATAACTTTTGCCAGTCAGTTATAGAAAAGTCATCTATACCGGTAAGTTTTACACCATTAGCATTAAATACTTTAAAAGACTACGAAGAGAAACACACAGACGGATCAAACGCATTTATCTATTCACGTTTTCTAGTGCCATATCTAAATAACTTTAAGGGTGTCGCACTCTTTGTGGATGGCGATATGATATGCCGCACAGATATTGCAGAGATCCTAGCTAACTTCAGTAATGACGAAGCCGTTAAAGTAGTCAAGCATTACTATACAACAAAGCATCCAGTTAAGTATTTAGGTGCAAAGAACGAAGACTATCCTAAAAAGAATTGGTCAAGCGTTATGTTATGGAACTGCTCACATTGGCTAAACCGTCAGCTAACGCCTAGGTTTATTCAGGATAAAACAGGTAAATATCTACACAGGTTTGAATGGCTCAAGTATCCGGAAGAGCAAGTAGGTAAGCTAGACGAAACATGGAACTGGCTAGAAACAGAATACGAATATAATCCAGATGCTAAACTAGTGCATCATACATTAGGCACACCATGCTTTAAAGACTATCAAAATACAGACTATAGTCAAGAATGGTGGGAAACATATCAACGGATGATCTATCCACTTAAGGGTAAAAACAGAGAAAGCGAACTATAATATGGCAGATCTAGCTAAACAATTAAAACAATTACAAGATGCTCAAAGGCTAAGAGAATTGGCTCAACAATATGGTTACAGCCAACAAGACATTAATACGCTCAGACAGGCATTACCTCAAGCAGCAGGTGCTATGATGCCTCCTCCGGCTCAAATGCCTCAGTATGTACCTCCACAAGGCCAAGTACCGCCAGCTCAAATGCGTGATTACACTTTAAAGCCTAAAGACTATGGTGCATTACCTCCAGTACCTATGCCATCTGTACCTGCACCTTCACAAATGTCACCATATATGCAAAACTTAACTAACCCAGGCATGACAATGCAACAAAACTACATTGATCCTGCTATCATAGAACAAATGTACTATAGAGGGCTATTAAGCCGATAATAATAGAGGGCAACCAACCTATTAGGAGTTGCAAAACAATGGATAACAAAGACGAAAAAGAGAATAAAGTAGGAGCGCCAATAGGCAATACCAATTCTAGTAAAAACAATAGGATATGGGCAAATACAATTCGTAAGTTAGCTGTACAAGAAGACTATAGACGTATACACGCTATTGCTGAAAAGCTATACGAAAAGGCAGCCGAAGGTGACTTAGGTGCTATTAAAGAAGTGGGCGATAGACTAGACGGTAAAGCTATAGCTACGCAAGAATTAACAGGGCCGGATGGTTCTAACCTACCTAGCGGAATAGGAATACTCTTTGTCAAACCAGACGATAGCCAAATTTCCGAGTAAGCTAGAGTTCTTATTTGAGCCACACCGTTACAAAGTAGCATACGGTGGTAGAGGTTCAGGTAAGTCATGGTCATTTGCTAGAGCATTGCTTATACAGGCGGCAAACAAACCATTACGCATATTATGCGCTAGAGAAATTCAGAGATCTATTAAGCAGTCGGTGCATACCCTGCTCAACGATCAAATACAAGCATTAGGTTTAGGCGCTTTCTTTGAAGTATTAGAAGCAGAGATCCGTGGCCTTAACGGTAGCTCATTTAGTTTTACTGGACTAGCCAATAATACGGTAGAGTCAATTAAGTCGTATGAAGGCGTAGACTGTGTATGGGTCGAGGAAGCACAGACTGTATCACGCAAAAGCTGGGATATTCTTATTCCTACGATACGTAAACCAGGATCAGAGATCTGGATAAGCTTCAACCCTAATATTGATACAGATGATACATACCAAAGGTTTGTAGTTGAGCCTCCAGAGAATGCTAAAGTAGTCAAGGTCAACTGGCAAGACAACCCATGGTTTCCGGATGTTCTCGAAGTTGAACGTCAACACAGTTTAAATACTAACCCTGACTATGCAAACATCTGGGAAGGTGAATGTAAGGCTGCAGTAGATGGTGCTATTTACTCTAACGAAATAAGAGAAGCACAGGAAGCCGGACGTATTACTAACGTACCTTATGATCCAATGCTTAAGGTTCACGTTGTTATGGACTTAGGATGGAATGACTCCATGTCAGTTATCCTATGCCAAAAAGGTGTATCAGACTTACGAGTTATTGGATACATTGAAGATGATCATAGAACATTAGACAGTTATTCATCTCAGCTAAAAGCATTGCCATACAATTGGGGAACTATGTACTTACCTCATGATGGCCAGTCTAAAGACTTTAAGCATGGTATATCAGCAGAAGATATTATGCGTAAGTTTGGATGGGATGTTAGAATTGTACCTCGTATGGATATAGAAGCCGGCATTAAGATAGCCAGGATGAACTTCCATAGAGTTTACTTTGATAAGTCAGCTAGTAGACTTGTTGAGTGTTTAAAGCATTATCGCAGAAGTATAAACTCTGCAACTAACGAACCTGGTGCGCCATTGCATGATGAGTATTCTCATGGAGCAGACGCATTCAGATATTTATGTACCTCTGCAGACGGAATGAAGAACGAGTCATGGTCTAGTTCAGAGATACAATATACAAACTTAGGAATTGTTTAATGAAGATACAAGACTCAGAAATTGTTGCACGTATAGAGGAAGAAGAAAATATAGCGTATGGTGTCAATGACGCTACTCTATCCAATGATCGTGCTGAAGCTATTGACTATTATCTAGGTGAACCATTTGGAAATGAAATTGAGGGCAGATCTCAAGTTGTTTCATTTGACGTTCAAGATACTATCGAGTCAGCATTACCACAGTTATTAAAAGTATTTGTATCAGGTGACCAAGTCGTTAAGTTCGAGCCTAAAGGTCCAGAGGATCAAGATGCTGCTGATCAAGAGACTGACTACATTAACCATGTGGTTATGGAAAAGAATGAAGGTTTCAAGATATTCTATGTATGGTTCAAGGATGCGCTTCTATCTAAAAACGGATACGTTAAAGTTTACGCTGAAGACGAAGAAGAAGTAGAAGAGTATGAATATGCTGGCCTCACAGATGGCCAATTACAAATGTTAGCTTCAGATGAAAAGACTGAAGTATTAGAACATACAGCATATCCTGATCCTAGTGTAGATATGAATGCGCTCATGGACCAAGCATTAGCTATGGGCCAAGATCCAGCTACTATTATGCAACCTATGCTTCATGACGTTAAGCTCAAGGTTACAGAAAAGAAAACAGAAATTAAAATAGAGAACGTAGCACCTGAGAACATAATGGTTTCAGTTGATGCTAACGGTCCATCTTTAGATGATGCACGCTTTGTTCAACATAGAGAGATCATGTCTCTATCTGATATTGCTGAAGCATTTGACAAGCCATTAGAATACATCAAGTCTATCATGTCAGACTTACGTGATACGTTTGAAGAAGAGTCTAACGCACGTGATATTTATGATGAAGAATATGATAGAGCATTGCTATCAGATGAAGCTTTACTTAAAGACACATACATTAAGTTAGAAGGCGAACGCTACAGAGTCGTAGTGTTAGGTAATACAGTTCTCTATAAAGAGAAAATGGAACACGTACCATTTGCATGTATTACACCAATGATCATGCCACATAGACATATCGGTAGATCTTATGCTGACTTAACTATGGACATCCAGTTAATTAAGTCTACATTACTACGTGGCCAATTAGATAATATGTATCTAGCTAACAATGGCCGTTATGCTATCTCTGATCGTGTAAACTTAGATGATATGCTTACATCACGTCCAGGTGGTATTGTGCGTGTAGATGGTGACCCAGGCTCAGGTATTATGCCTTTATCACATCCTCCATTACCAGCTTCTTCATTTGCTATGGTTGAATACATGGATAGCATGAAGGAAAAACGTACAGGTATTACTGCTTATAACCAAGGCTTAGACGCTAACAGTTTAAATAAGACAGCGACTGGTGTACAACAAATTATGACTGCTGCTCAACAAAGAGTTGAGTTAGTAGCAAGAACATTTGCAGAGACAGGTGTTAAAGACTTATTCAAGTTAGTCCATCATTTAGTTAGAACTACATTAACTAAACCGGATATTATCCGTTTACGTAACAAGTGGGTAGAAATAGATCCTAGAGAATGGGAAGACCGTAAAGACTTATCTATCTCTGTGGGCCTAGGTGCTGGTAATAAGGATCAACAATTAGCACACTTAGCAACTATTCTACAAGCTCAAAAAGAAGCATTGGCTATTGGCATTACTTCACCTGAGAAGATCTATAACGCATTAGCTAAACTTACACAGAATGCAGGCTTTAAGAACCCTGAAGAGTTCTGGATCAACCCAGCTAATACACCAGCACAAGAAGGCCAAGAACAAAAACCTTCAGAAGCTGAGATCATGATACAAGGTCAATTAGCTATTGAGAAACAAAAAGCAGACGCACAATTACAACAAGAGCAAGTTAGATCACAAAATGATGTTATCATTGAACGTGAAAAGATAGCAGCTCAAGCTGAGTTAGAACGCTTCAAGGCTCAACTTAAAGCAGAAACAGACTTAGCTATTGCACAAATTAAGGCACAGTCCGGAGTAATGTAATGACTATTGAAGAGTTATTAAGACAACAACCTCAATTAGGCCAAGGTGGTGCATCACAATATTTGTCTATGCCACAGCAACAATATGGTGCTAGTCAATATTTAGGTGGACTATTAGGCCCTGAGTTGAACTTTAGCGCTCCAGGTGGTACAATGCCTAGTTATAGTACTAACACATATCAGCCTGGACCGTTTAATTCACCAAATTATATGACGGCTGACGGAAGTGGTTTGTACGCTGGAAGGTTCTTTAAAGACGCATATAGACAAGATCCTAACCCTTTATTTAGGTTGTTTAGTCTTTTACCTGATGATATGGTTTGGAATAAAACAGGATAACTATGGCAGACAAAAGTTTAGAAGAAGTTAAACGTGGTGAACAAGCTGCGGTTATTTTAGAAAACCCAATTTATCAAGAAGCAATAAAGAAAGTTAAAGACGGTATTATTGTAAGCATGTCTACTAGCCCTATGGGTGATGAGAAGACTCATAACCGTTTAGTTATTGCTTTACAGATACTACATCAAATAGATAAACAACTTACTGACGTGATGAACACAGGTAAGTTAGCAGCCATACAAACAGATAGACCAAAGTTTAAGATATTTGGATAGTTTCATTCAGAAAGCATTTTCCAGTATTTTGAGTGAAAACTGTTTTGACAGGCAAAATGTATAATATATTACACAAATTTAGGTAAGGACAAGCCTACTTAAGCTCACTTCGGTGGGCTTTTTTATTGTCTAATTTCAAGGAAAATATTATGAGTGACCAAGTCGTAGAACAGTCACCACAAAGCCGTTTAGAGGCTATGCTAGGTGATGATATTCAGTCTGATGTACCAGTTTTAGATACACCAGAAGAAGAACGTAAACCACAAGAGGCAGAGGCAGAAGCTGAAGTACCTACTGATGAAGTAGAGACTGAAGAAGAAGCTGTAGATGACGCACCGGATGATCAAGCTGAGGAAGAAGAACAGTCGCAAGATGAAGTTCCTGCTATCCTTCTC